AGATGGAGTAACTACAACTAGTATTACTTCTACAGGTGCATTAAATGCAGGTTCTATTACCTCTGGTTTTGGTAGTATAGATAATGGTTCAAGTACAATTACTACTACAGGGCTTATTTCAGGTGGATCACTTGATATAGACAACGTACTTATTAATGGTACTACTATTGGTCATACAGATGATACAGATTTAATTACTCTTGCTAACGGTGTGGTAACTGTAGCAGGTGAAGTATCTATGACTACGCTTGATATAGGCGGTACTAATGTTACTTCAACAGCAGCAGAGCTTAATTCATTAGATGGAATTACTGCCGTTGTAGGCGAACTTAATGCACTAGATTTAGGAAGTACTGCAGTGGGAACAGCCATTGCTTCTAAAGCTGTAGTATTAGATTCAAATAAAGATTACACAGGTATTCGTAACTTTACTATTACAGGTAATTTGTCTGTAGGTGGCACTACTACTGTAGTAGATACAGTAACAATGAATGCACAAAATGCTGTTCTTTTTGAAGGAGCTACTGCTGACGCACATGAAACTACCCTTACTATTGTAGACCCTACCGCTGACAGAACTATTAACCTACCAAACCAAAGTGGTACATTGCCAGTATTAGCAGCATCTAGTAACACTGCTATTACTTCTACTCCTGAAGAACTAAATATACTTGATGGTGTAACCTCTACAGCAGCAGAACTAAATATACTTGATGGTGTAACTAGCACTGCAGCAGAGTTAAACATCTTAGATGGAGTAACATCTACTGCTGCTGAACTAAACATCTTAGATGGTGTTACAGCTACGGCAGCGGAATTAAATATTCTTGATGTAAGTAACACTACAATAGGTGATTTATCAGAAATTAGCACTGCAGCAAATGATGATGTATTTATTGCAGTAGATACTTCAGGTGGTGGATTAAAGAAAATTACTAGAAGTGCTATTATTGCTGGTACTGGTTCAAGCGGTGACTTATCTAATGTAGCAGATGATACTAGTCCACAACTAGGTGGCAACCTAGACCTTAACGGCAATGATATTGTTACTACTTCTAATGCTACGCTAGACTTAGCACCTAATGGTACAGGTACTGTTGTTGTACGGGGTAACACTAACTCAGGTGCTGTTGTCTTTAACTGCGAAAGTAACAGCCACGGTCAAAAAGTATATGGTCAACCACACTCAGCAGGTGTAACTAATACTCTTATGTTACCTGCAGGTGCTAACTCTACTCTGGTATCACTTGTATCTACAGACACACTTACAAACAAAACACTAACCTCTCCTAAGATTAATGAAGATGTAGCAGTGACTTCAACAGCTACAGAGATAAATCTTCTTGATGGAGTAACGGCTACTACAGCAGAATTAAATATATTAGATGGTGTAACTTCTACTGCTGCTGAGTTAAATGCCTTAGATGGCATCACTGCTGTTGTAGGAGAGTTAAATGCATTAGACTTAGGCAGCACGGCAGTAGGTACTGCTATCGCTTCTAAAGCAATGGTGCTTGATTCTAATAAAGACTATACTGGTGTTCGTAACTTTACTCTTTCAGGTGAGTTAGACGCAGGTTCACTAGATATTTCAGGTGACGCAGATATTGATGGAACATTGGAGACAGATGCTTTGTCTATCAATGGTACTACAGTAACTTCTACTGCTGCTGAATTAAACATCCTAGATGGCGTAACCTCAACTGCAGCAGAACTTAATACTCTTGATGGTATTACTGCAGTGGTTGGCGAGTTAAATGCATTAGACTTAGGTTCAACAGCCGTAGGTACTGCTATTGCATCTAAAGCAATGATATTAGACTCAAACAAAGATTATACTGGCGTTAGAAACTTTACTCTTTCAGGCGAGTTAGATGCAGGATCACTGGACGTATCAGGTAATGTAGACGTAGATGGCACTCTTGAAACAGATGCCTTATCTATTAACGGTACAACCGTCACATCTACTGCAGCGGAGCTTAATATCTTAGATGGCGTAACTACAACTGCTGCAGAAATAAATCTTATTGATGGTGGCACTGCACGTGGTACTACTGCTGTAGCTGATGGTGATGGTGTACTTATTAATGACGCAGGTACAATGCGTATGACTAGCGTAGATACACTTTCTACTTATATGTCTGGTAAAAGTGTTGGTGGTAGTAATATTGTTGCAACAGGAGCATTAAACTCAGGTAGCATAACATCTGGTTTTGGTACTATTGATACTGGTTCTAGTGCCATTACCACTACTGGTTTAATATCTGGTGGTTCTTTAGATATTGATAATGTTTTAATTAATGGTACAACTATTGGTCACACTGATGACACTGACTTAATTACTGTTGCTGACGGTCTTGTTACTGTTGCTGGTGAAGTACAGATGACTACACTAGACATTGGTGGAACTAATGTTACTTCTACTGCTGCAGAACTTAATGTTCTTGACGGTATTACTGCAGTAGTAGGAGAACTAAATGCTCTTGATATTGGATCAACAGCAGTAGGTACAGCGGTAGCATCTAAGGCAATGATACTAGACTCCAATAAGGACTATACAGGTGTTCGTAACTTTACTTTATCTGGTGAGTTAGATGCTGGATCACTTGATATATCAGGTGACGCAGACATTGATGGTACTTTAGAAGCTGATGCTATTACTATTGGTGGAGTTTCTTTAGCAGAAACAATTAGTGATACTGTAGGAGCTATGGTTAGTTCTAATACTGAATCAGGTATTACAGTTGCTTATCAAGATGCAGACAACACATTAGATTTTACAGTTGGTACACTTAATCAAGATACAACAGGTTCAGCAGCTACTTTAACAACAGCTAGAGCTATTGCGGTAGCTGGTGACGTTACAGGATCAGCCAACTTTGATGGTTCAGCAGGTATTTCTATAACAACTACCCTAGCTACTGATGCTATTGTAACTGCAAATATTACAGATGGAAATGTTACTACTGCCAAACTAGCTGCTGACGCTGTTACAGGTGCTAAGATTGCTGACGATGCTATTAACTCTGAGCATTATACTGATGGATCTATTGATACAGCACATATTGCAGACGCAAATGTAACTCAAGCTAAAATTGCAGATCAAGCAATCAATGAAGCTAAAATGCAAATCTCTAATGCACCTACTAATGGTTACTTTTTATCAGCGCAAAGCGGCAATACTGGTGGGCTGACTTGGGCGCAACCTGCTGGTGGACTGACATATGCAACAGTTTCTGGCCCATCGTCAGATAAAACAATAGCAGATGGCGCTGGAGGTTATGCTGGAACATCTGGCGAAATTAGTTGGGCCGATATAAGCAACTATGGGCATGTTACGGCACAAACTGCTGTTTTCACTACGTCTGGTGTACAATTGGTTTCTTTTCGGTTGCTTACAAACGCAAATATTACTGGTAACAGTAAGAGTGGAACAGGCTATATCGGAGGAGGATTCACTGTATATAGAGGTATTCCAAGCGGCACAAACACTCAAGTTCCGGTGGGAACTGAAACTGCTGGTAATATAATAAACACTATTACAAATGCCTCTTTAAGCTCTTTCCAAAATACCCTGCGAAATAGAACAGGGACACCTGAACAAACGCCTTGCACAGCTAATGAAGTCTTGTGGGTTCTTATGCACAAGTTCGACAATAGTAATACCCAAGGTAATTGGACAACTAGTGCAAACGCTATTTCTATAGAGAGTTGGAGTTAATAAAATGAGCATTGAGCAAGAAACTATTGGATTAAATAATTATTGGCGAACTGTTAGGGATAAAAAATTAGCCGAAACAGACCTTTGGGGGTTAGCTGACTATCCTGCCACGGCAGAACAACTAGCATATAGACAGGCACTCAGAGATATTCCGTTGGCTGAAGGTTGGCCGTTTACGTTTACATGGCCTACAGAGCCTAGCTAATGGATATTAACTGGACATTAGTAACAATAGCAGGAGCATTACTAGCGCAGGGTGCTGCTGTAGTGTGGTCAGTGTCCAGTATGGTATCAGACATACAGTATAACAGGGCTGAGATAGCTGATGTAGAAAACAGTACAGCAAGACTAGCTGATGATATACATGAGAATGACGTAATGATTGCACGTATTGATGCAAATGTAGAAGCAATCAAGGAAGCATTAAATGTGGTTACAACTAATCACGCAAAGAGATAA